CTACACACAAGAACTCTTACTAGTTCCTAATAAATGGGGTCTAATCAATGAATTAGGTATCTTCTCTAATGAGCCAGTTTCACAACACTCAGTTACTGTAGAAGCTACTCAGGGTACACTCGGTTTAGTTACTGACCAAGTTCGTGGCGCTCGTAACACTATGAACAGTGACGACACACGTAACCTACGTTCATTCCCAATCCCTCACTTCCCATTAGATGACGCTATCAAGCCTCAAGATATCCAAGGTAAACGTGCTTATGGCAATGCAGACGCTGCTGAAACCGAAGCTGCTGTTACCGCACGTAAGTTAGAGCGTATCCGTTCTAGCCACGCTATCACCCTTGAAGCTGCTCGTGCCTATGCTTTAACTACTGGCGCTATCTACGCTCCAAACGGTACAGTATCTGGCAACTTCTTCACTGATTTCGGTGTTACACAGAAGGAAATCGACTTCACGTTCGGTACAAGCACTACAGACCTCTTAGCTAAGTCTGAAGAAGGTATCGCTCACATTCAAGACAACATCTTAACTGGTGAAGTTGTGAACGAAGTTATCGTATTATGCTCACCAGCGTTCTTCGGTAAGCTCATCAACCACGCTACTGTTAAAGAAGCTTACAAGTACTACACAAGTACTCAAGAGCCACTCCGTCAGCGTTTAGGTTCTGGTTTATATCGCCGTTTCGTACACGGTGGCGTAACCTACATCGAATACCGTGGTTCATACAATGGTACAGCTCTCATCCCTGCTGGTGAAGGCGTAATGTTACCAACAGGTACAAGCGATATGTTCAAGACATATTTCTCACCTGCTAACCGTTTCAGCCATGTCAATACTCTCGGTGAAGAAGCTTATGCATTCACTTACCGTGACCCTAAAGACGTTGAAATCCAGATTCAAACTGAATCTAACTTCTTAAACTTAATCCGCCGCCCTGCTGCTGTAGTTAAGGTTAAGACTTCTAACTAATCGTTAGCTAAGATTGCCTCCTGAAAGGGAGGCTTTCTTCTAATGGCTTATATTCGTATAGGCTATTTGAAGAAAGACATTAATAAAAGGAATATACTATGACAGTTCACGCATTACGTATGGAACTCGGCGATACCGATGTTAATTTTCCTCTTATGTCCGATGAAGAGTATAGATATTTTCTAGATAAAAATGACTGGTCTATTCGCAGAGCCTCACTAGATGCCGCTAAATCAATGGTATTAAAACTATCATTAAGACCAGACGAAACATTTGATATTTTTAGTATTAAAGGTAGTGCAGCCGCTAAACAATTTATGGCAGCGTTACAAATGTATATCAAGAATCCTGACCTTAACCCAATCTATACTAATGCGATGCCTTATGCTGGCGGTATTAGTAAATCAGATATGGCAGCTAATGATGCAAATCAGGATAATAATATTATAACTGTTCCGACACAAGATACAACAAATCTACCTTCACTTCAGTTTAATATTTGAGGTAAATTATGGCTAATCCCTTTTTACTATCAACAACTAAGATGATTAAAACGCATGGTTCACCCATGACGTATATATCAGTAGCCGAAGGTACTTACAATATTGAAACTGGTTCTACTACTAATACAAATACTGAATATACAATTACAATGTATAAGAAGCATTTAAAAACGGACCAATATAACTATCCAGATTTAATTGGTAGAAGTGCAGCAATGTTCTATCTGCCTAATTACAATCTAACGTTTACACCTGCAGTTCGAGATAAGATTGTAGTAGACGGTGAGACATTTGAAATTCAAAGTCTAATTGAACACAGAGCTTACGGTTCATTAATCTTCTATAAGCTGATAGCTGCGAGAGGTTAATATGAAGGTAACTTGCAACGCAGACGAACTAATAAAACAACTAGAGAGTTTAACTGTCGATGTTGAGAACCGTATGAAGAATATGGTACGTCAGTTTTCGTATGGTGTCGCATCTTCAGCTATAGATTACACCCCTTTAGGTGATGCTTCAAAATATCCTGCGATGTATGAACAGCGCCAGCAAATTTGGGGATTACAACCTATCGAAGGTTACGCACGAGGTTCATGGCAAGTATCTTTAGACGGTACTTTGGATAGGCAAGAATTATATGGTGTTGGTTCAGGTGATACTGCCTTAGGTGCAGTAAATACTCATCTCATGAACTATAAATTGGGTGAAGATATTTTAATAGGTAACCCTGCACACTATATCGGAAACTTAGAAGGTTTAGATGGTGTTCCATCTTCTCGTCAAGCACCACAAGGTATTATGAAACCTGCTACAGATAAAATTATGAGTATCTACGCTATCAGGCTAGATGACTATTATAACTCAGGTAAGAATTGGAGTGGTGGATGGCAATAATTGAAATTAAAAAAGCTGCTGAAAGGCATCTTAATACTCTAACACCTACCGTACCAATCGCTTGGGAGGGTGTTAGTTTTACACCTCCTACTGGACTTTATGAGCGTGTTCAGTTTACAATACAACCTCCAGAAGACCCTGTACTCGGTAAAGGATTTCACAGAGAGCGTATTACAATGCAAGTATTCTGTTTAGGTCCAACTAACAAAGGCACAGCTGAAGTTTTAAGTCGTGCTGAGTTAGTTAGAAATCGCTTTAAAAAAGGTACAGTGCTTGTAGAAGGTAACATAAAAATTCATGTTCTTACTACACCACAAGTAGCAGGTACATCGACAGTATCAGACAAGGTTATTTGCCCTGTTCTAATCGAATTGGTAGCCGAAGTATATTCGTACTAATCTGGTTTGCTGATATCCTAAAATCAGTTCATTTGCAAATGAAAATTTAAATTGGAGAAAATAATATGACAATCGCAAAAGGTACGGCTAAACAAGTCGGCTACAAGAAAGAAAGTTCTTTCGGCACTTTAGCTGGCACTTCTGCTGGCAAATTACTTCGCCGTGTTACTGCTAGTTTCAACTTAACAAAAGAGACATATGAATCTGGTGAGATTCGTACTGACCGTCAAATCGCTGACTTCCGCCACGGTGTACGTAGCGCAGAAGGTTCATTAAACGGTGAACTAGCTCCTGCATCTTATGCAGACTTTATGGGTTCAGTTTTAGCTCGTGACTTTACTACTGCTCCTGCAGCTACTGGTGTATCAATCACAATCGATGCTTCAGGTGCTTTATACACTATTACTCGCGGTGCTGGCAACTGGTTAAACGAAGGTTTTAAAGTTGGTCAAGTAATTCGCCTATCTGGTGCTAACTTAGACACAGACAATGTAGGTAACAACTTACTAGTTACACTCGTTTCTGATACAGTTTTAACTGTTAAAGTTGTAAACGGTTCTGATTTAGTCGAAGAAGGTCCTGCTGCATCTTCAAATATTACTGCCGTAGGTAAAGTAACTTTCGTTCCTGCTACAGGCCACACTGACCAATCTTACACTATCGAAGAGTGGTACTCTGATATTGCTCAGTCCGAAGTTTACACTGGTATGAAAGTTAATAGTTTAGCTGTTCAATTACCTGCAACTGGTTTAACTACCGTTGACGTAGCTTTCGCTGGTAAAGACATGGCTGCTACTGGTACTACTCAATACTTCTCTTCACCAACTGCACAAGGTACTGATGGTATTTTCGCTGCTGTAAACGGTGTTATGTTAGTTGATGGCGCTCCTGTTGCCTTAGTTACTTCTGCTGACTTTACTGTAGAACGTGCCACTGAAAATGCTACTACTGTAGGTTCTAACTCAGTAGCTGATATTTTCACAGGTCGTATCCGTGTTACTGGTAACCTAAGTGTTTACTTCCAAGACGCTGCTTTCCGTACATACTTTGATGCTGAAACTCCAGTATCATTAGTATTAGTATTAACAAGTGATTCAAGCAACGATTCTGATTTCGTTACCTTTACATTACCTAAAGTAAAATTAGGTAGCTTCACAAAGGATGACGGTGAACTTGGTGTTGTAGCTGCTACAAGCTTCCAAGCTCTCTTAAACGAAGTAACTACAGCTGGCTTACCTGCTACTACAATCGCAGTTCAAGACTCTGCTATTTAATAGTTGCCCTTAGAGGCCATATAATTAAACCCCTTGGTGTAAAAGCCTTGGGGTTTTTTTTACGTCTGCATCTTGCTTTTCAAGTAAATCTATGCTATAATTACTACTGTATAGCGGGAGTATATCTCATCAGATTAACGTCATGAAAGGACAATAAAATGGCATTAGATTTAGCAAAGAATAACTTAAGCGTAGCTGCTGATATTGGTTTTGAATTCGAGGTAAAGTTACCCGGTTCCAACGAAGGCACTGACGCTTTCATCACAGTCCGTGGTGAAGAATCCAAAACAGTAAAAGCTTTTGGTCGCAACAAATTCAAAGAATTCCAACAAAAGCAAACACAAGCTCGCCGCCGTGGTAAGGACGTAGAAGATATGACCTTAGAAGACGCTGAAGAATTAGCTGTAGAAACAGCTGTTGTTCGCGTAATGGGCTGGCGTGGTATTACAGATAATGGCGAAGAAGTTAAATTCTCACCAGAAGCTGCAGCTAAAATCTTCAAAGAACACTCTTGGATTCGTGAACAAGTAATGGAGGAATCTTCACAGATTCTCAACTTTCGACCCGCAGGAAATTGAACAAGCTTTAGCATTCGCTGAACAAGAGTTTAAGTTCAATACTCAGGATAAGAGTGGAGCTACGCTTAAACAGCATTTAGAGAGCGTTTGGAGACAGACAGGGCATAAGCCTAAAGAATTGTCGGACCTTCTAGAACTACCTGAAAGCTGTTTATATGTGTGGAAATACTTCAGAGAATTACACTCAACCAGAACTGGTAACGGTTTTGGTGCTTCTCCAATCACATTCACTGAGATGAAAAGTTATTTTGACCTTATGCAAATAGAACCCGAAGAGTGGGAGCTAACGTTATTGCGTAAATTCGATAACTTAGCTTTAGATACATTTGCTAAGGCTCAAGAAAAGAACTCTAAAGGTAAATAATAACTGCCCTCTCACGAGGGCTTTTATCTTTAGTAATTAGTTAGTTATTAAAGATAAAACTTCCAATAAACTAGGAAATATTATGGACTTACAAACATTAAAATTTAAAGTAGAAACTGGTGAATTAGTCTCTGCTGTTACAGCCATTAAGAATCTTGGTACTGAAGTCTCAAAGCTTAATAAGCCTGTAAAAGAAAATACAAAAGAGACTGAAAACTCAACCAAGGCTACTAAAGAAAACGTAACAGTTTTACAGCGCCAGCAAGATATCCTTAAGTTTATGGCTGACGGTTTCTCTAAGGGTCAGGCTTCAGTATTAGCTTATGCTAAAGCTGCAGGTGCTTTGAGTACAGAGATTGCCGACTTAGGTGTAGTACTTCAGAAACAACGTACATTAATGGGCACAGACCCATTTGATAAAAGCTTAGGTGCGCTTACAGCTTTAAAGAACGAATACACAATTATTAAAGAAGTCCAGCGTTTATATAATGCTGAATTAGGTTTATCTCGTTCTCAAATGGAACAGTTAGCCCGTGATAAGATTCGTTTACTCGAACAATATAAAATTGAAGGTCGTAGTTTAACAGATATTAAATCTGGTATTATGTCTTTAAATATGGCATACTTAAGCAACGTAGATGCTGAGAATAAAATCATTAACAGTATGAGAGCTAAGGAGCAACAAGTTGCTGCTACCTCAAAAGCTAATGCTTATCTCGAAAAAGAAATCTACAGAGTTAATACAGCCTTACAAGAACAAAATAAAGACTTGTCCTCTGGAACTACTAATGCATTGATTCGTTTCGAAGCTGCATTAAAGAACTCTGGTAAGACTGCTCAAGAACAAGGTGCAGCCTTAGACGGTTATAGACAAAAGCTAATGGCTTTACAAAAAGCTAGTGGCAACCGTCAAGTAGATTATTTATCTCGTGCCTTAGGCCCACAGATTACCGACATTGCGGTAGGTCTTGCAACAGGTCAAGCACCACTCACAGTTATGCTACAACAAGGCGGTCAATTACGCGACCAATTTGCATTAGCAGGTGTAGCTGGTGCTGATATGGGTAAGATGCTTGTAGCAGCCTCTAAAGCGATGGTAGGCAGCGTTAAAGACGTAGCTATGGCTGTTGGTCAATTAGTTGGCACTGCCTTCATGAGTTCTGGCAAAGCAGTTATGGAATTCGGTGGCAGAATTACTGGCGTAACAGCCCTAATGGAAAAAGCCAGATACCAACTAAGCTTAATGGCTATGGCTACAGGTGACAATGGATTAATTAGTGCATTCAATGGCGCAAGTAAAGCCTTACAGGTATTTACAGGCGGTTTAGTTGTTGGTGCAGCTGCCTTGGGTGTCGCATTCTTAGTAGGCTTAAAAGAAGTTATTAAACAAGAGAGCGAATTAAACAAAGCGTTAACTCTTTCTGGTGGTGCTTTAGGTTTATCTAACGAACAAGCAACTGCTCTAGCAAAAACATTTGCAGGTAGTAAAGGCAATATCGGAGATTTTACTGTAGCTATTACTGAAGCAGCTAAAGCAGGTAATATTACTTCTAATAATCTAGAGGCAGTTACTACCGCAGCAGTCGCATTAAATAAAGCAGCTGGTGTTGATGTAGCACAAACAGTAAAAGAATTTAGTAAACTAGGTGAGAAACCTGTAGATGCTATTCGTGAATTAGCTAAATCAACTGGTTTAATTGCACCAGAAGTTTTACAAGCTGTTAGCCTCCTAGAGAAACAAGGTAATCGCACAGAAGCTGCTGCTGTAGCAACTCGTGCTTATTCAGATGCTCTCAAGAAAGCTGCCATTGATATTAAAACTGACATGGGTATTATCGAAAGCATTTTCAAAGGTATCGGTTCGACCGCCTCTGATATGTGGGATAAAATTCTTAACGTAGGTCGTAAAGGCACTCTAACTGATAGACTCAAAGAAGCTTCAGCGGATATTGCTCAGAGAACTAGAGAAGGTGCTTCATGGTTCCAAACAGGTGCAGCTTACAAGGAAGAGTTAGCAAGATTAAAAGAGATTGAAGATAGCTTACGTAATCAAGTCAACATGGAAAAAGCCAGCGGTGACGAGAAAGCTAAAAACTCGGCTTATGCTGATTGGGAATTAAAGTATGGTAAGTACTCTGAGAAGTCATTAACTAATCAAGAGAAATTCACTCAACAGATTCGAATCCAAGACCAATACTTAAAAGACGGGATTATCACTCAGGAAAAATACAACCAAGTGGTAAAAGGTTTAAAGAGGGAAATCTTCGGTGAAGGCGCTCAACCTAATAATTTAGAACTCTCACAAAAAGCTTATGGCGAAGAGCTAAAAATGGCTCAATCCATGAACGAGAATAAACGCAAGGTTCTTAAGTTCTATTACGACATTGGTTTAAAAGACCGTGCTGAATATGTAGCTGAAGACACTGCATTATTAGAGGGTTCCGAAGCAGAGCAATTAGCTGTTATTGAAAAATACCAGAAGCAATTTGCAGAAGCTTATGCAGTACAACGTGCTGCCTTAACTGCTAGAGCAGGTGCTGGTTCTCAAGATGTTAAAAACTTAAAAGATAAGTTCGATGAGTTAAACAAGAGTTTAGAGAACACTAAAAAGACTATTGCCGATACAATTGATACTCGCGCTGTAGAAAATATGAAGGTTATTGGTGAAGTTGTAAAACAAGCTAAAGATGCCTACGTAGAATTTACTAAGATAGTAGCCACTTCTCAGAATCAACGTGCAATGACATATGAATCTGAAAAAGAACTTGCTGGTGCTTATGGCGCTTCAGCTGAACGTATTAAAGCTTACCGTGAAGAATACAACAAGTTAATTCCAGCTATTACTGCTGCTCAAGAGCGAGTAAACCAAGCTGAAAGAAACTTAGCTGCATCTCCAGCGGATACAGAACAAAGAGTTCTAGCAGAGCGTACAGTGGCTGAAACAAAGATGTATTTAGCGAAGACTACCTCAGATGCTCAAATTGCTGCGGGTAAGGCTGCAAGTGATGCTGAAATCAAGTATAACGATATGTCAATTAAGCGTTTAAATGCCTATAATGATGCTTTCTCCAAAGTATTCGAAGGTATGGCTGATGCTCTTGTAACATTCGCTCAAACTGGTAAACTAAGTTTCTCAGGCTTGATTGACTCGATGCTTGTAGATTTAATTCGTTTTGAATTACGCGCTCAAATGTCTGCACTATATTCTGCTACAGGTGGTGCTAGAGGTTTGATGAACATGTTTGCAGGACCCGGTTACACCACTGATACTAGTGGTCAAGGTATGGGCAGTATTGGTTCAGTTGATACAGCTACACTTCCTGCAGGTTCTTATAGAGCTAAGGGTGGTGCATACGCTGGCGGCGGTGTAGAGTTCTTTGCTAAAGGCGGTTCATTCACTAACTCTATCGTAGATAGTCCTACATTATTCAAGTTTGCTAAGGGCACTGGTATGATGGGTGAAGCTGGTCCAGAAGCTATTATGCCACTACGTAGAGGCCCTGATGGTTCTCTAGGTGTTCAATCACAAGGTGGCGGCGGTAGTAATGTATCTGTTAACGTAATTAACAACTCTAGCTCACAAGCTACTACTTCTGAAACAACAGACTCTAGAGGTAATCGTCAAATTGAGGTTATCATCGGTGATATGACAGCCAGTGAAGTAAGCCGCAGTGGTAGCTCTTCACAGAAGGCTTTAAAATCAACCTTCGGTGTACAACAACAATTAATTAGGAGATAATAATGGCATATGCATATGTTTGGCCTGTGGCTTTACCACAGACACCTAATACCGACTATTCAGAAACTAGTGGGACTTTAATCATTAGAACTTCTATGGATGCAGGTCCTGCTAAGATGCGTAGACGAGGTGCTAGAACGAATACTATGCAAGTAACTTTTGAAATGTCAACAGCCCAAGTAGAAATACTTCGGGCTTTTGTCGAAGATACTTTAAAAGGCACTGCACGTTTCGGCTTTACACATCCACGTACAAATGAAATTGTCGAGGTACGTATTGTGCCACAACAAGAAGGTTCATTGTTCTCCATTGGCTACATTCTACCAGAGTTCTGGCGTATTTCAATGCAGTTTGAGGTTCTACCATGAGCCGTTTAACAACAATGTCTCCAGAGGCGATTAAAGCGGTATTCTCACCAGATGCAGATGCCGATTTAATCTTCCTATTAACTATTTATAACCCTGCTAGTCCTAGTCAAGTAGTTGCAAGATTAGCAGATGGTTTTACACAACGTATTAGTGAAACTGATACAGATGTTATCTATGGTGTAAAAAGCAACGGTAGTGATTTTATTTTCTTGCCTATGGAAATTGGCTTACCAACTGAAGAAGAGGCACAAGCACCTAGATGCTCCATTACACTACATGATGTAACTCGTTATGTTACGCCAATTATTAGAACTATTACAGCACCTCCACCGATTAAAATGGAACTGGTATTATCCAAGACTCCTAATATTGTTGAGGTATCTTTTGATGGGTTCTATATTAATAGTTTTACATACAATGCGAATTCGGTAACTGCAAGTCTTTCAATGATTGATTTGGAAAGAGAACCATTTCCCGCACATTCTTTTACACCGAGATATTTCCCGGGTATGTTCTAACACACCATTTTTATGAGGTATTTTTAATGTGGTCAAATAATTATATTGGTATACCTTTTAAATATAAAGGTAGAACCGAAGAAGGACTAGATTGTTGGGGATTAGCTCGTCTTATTTATAAGAACGAATATAATATCACCCTGCCATCTTTTAGTTCTGACTACGAAGATAGTGATATCAATCGTATTGAAGAATTGATTGCTCAGTATAAAGAAGGTTGGGAAGCCGTAGATGCACCATCCGAAGGTACTGCAGTGTTATTCAGAGTTATGGGCCATGAATCTCATATTGGTGTAGCAGTATCTCCTACCCATTTCGTGCATGCTCGTGAAGGTTATGATTCAGCAATTGAAGCGTTTGATTCACCTTACTGGAAAAGACGTATTGTTGGGCACTTTAAATATAACGTTAAAAGCGGTGCGTTACTCAACGTAGTACCACATCCTTTACGTACAGAGCGTCACACTGTTCCAGTACCAGAAGGTACTAAGCTTGATGTTTTAGCTAATTGGATTTTAAAAGAGTATTCAATTGCTGAAGAAATCAAGAGCAAGATTAACATTATTTTAAATGGTCGTGTAATCGAAGAATCTCAGTGGTCAAGTATTACTTTAAAAGATACTGATACTATTGAATACAGAGCTGTCCCTACAGGTGGTAATACTACCCGCTTAATTTTAACATTAGCGGTTATTTATGTAGCTGTTGTTACTGGTCAAGCCTATGCTGCAGACTTAGCTACCTATACAGGCATGAGTCAAGCTGGCGCTCAAGCGGTTATTACTGCTACAGTAAGTATGGTTGGCATGCAAGCAGTCAATATGATTGCACCTATCCGACCACCAGATATGGGTCCAGACCCGAAAGATGCAGGTAGTGCTGAACGAGCTTTAATGCTTGCTGGCGCTCAAAACCGTGGCACTCCTTATCAAGCTATTCCAGTAGTTTTAGGTAAGGTTAGAGTTACACCTCCACTAGGCGCTATTAACTACTTAACATATGAAACAGAACGTGATAATTATTTATCAATGCTTCTAATTTGGGGTTACGGTCCGTTAACGATTTATCCAGATTCTTTTAGAATCGGTGAACAAACAATTTCTAACTATACTGATTACCAGTTAGTTAATCTAGATAGAAAAACAACAGAAACATACGACCAGTTAAGTGCCTTTGATGCTATCTATGGTAGAGATATTACACAAGTAAATCCACGATTAGAACTAGTTTGTGAAGGCAACCCTGAGACTACAGTTACAGCTGGCCCTTGGGCAGAATCCATCTCTACTGAGCATGTTGACTATGTGACCGTAGCCTTACATTTCCCACAAGGTTTACGTAAGATTAAGTCCAAAGGTGATGGTGCAGGTAATAGTTATGTAGCTCCAGTTACTTTCGAATTTGGTGTCTATTATAATGGCTCTTGGCACGACCTTGGCACAACTACATTAGGTTCCGATGCACCTAAAAAGGATGCGTTTACTTATACTAAATCGTTCTACGCACCAGAGATTTTTCCGAATAGTAATGAAGGTATTACTATTCGTGTACGTAGAAACACAGGAGATAATGTAGAGGATAATCCTGATTATCGTTACTACCATCAAGCGTATCTACAAACTGTAACTTTTACACGTAATGGTACACCAGCTTTAGACCCTAATGGTTGTAAAATTGCTAAATCTGCTTTTAAGATTAAAGCTACAGACCAATTAAACGGCTCTATTGAAGGTATTAATGCACTGGTTCAAACCTATGCTAAAGATTGGAATGGTTCTGCTTGGGTTTTAAACAGTACAAACAATCCTGCATCTTTATTTAGATACGTATTAGAACATCCAGCTAATGCTCAAAAGATTACTAATAATAACAAGTTCGATTTAGTCCAGCTTCAACACTGGCATGCATATTGTGCCGCTAAAGGTTTTACTTTTAACTCTGTGCTAGGAACTCAAAAGGGCTTATTAGATGTTCTAAGGGATATTTGTGCGGCTGGTAGAGCTAGTCCTGCACTAGTGGATGGTAAGTGGACAGTTACAATTGATGAAGAAAAGCCAAACGTAATTCAGCATTTCACACCACATAATAGTTGGGATTTTGAATCATCAAAAGCATTACCACGTATTCCAGATGGTTTACGGGTTACTTACTACGATGAAGACCAAAACTTCCAAGAGAGTGAAATTATTGTTTACTCTGCAGGTAAGAATGCCAATAACGCTTCAGTATTTGAATCTATTCAGTTACCCGGTGTTACTAAGAAGTCTGCAGTAATCGACCACGCAAGATGGCATATTGCTCAAGCTAAACTTCGCCCTGAACTTTATACATTAAATACCGATATTGAATATCTCGTATGTAATCGTGGAGACAGAGTTAAAGTTGCTCACGATATTCCTATGTGGGGTGTTGGTAGTGGTCGAATCAAGAATAAGATTACAGACTTAGTTGTAGAGTTAGATGAGCCTCAAGAATATAGCTCAACAAGAAATTATCTAATCCGAGTTAGAAGCTCAGATGGTAGTAGCGTTGTTCGCAACATTGTAACAAGTAGTACTGTTGTAGGTCATGACGTAACCAATGGGATTACAACTGTCGAATTTACAAGTGAACATCAATTCTCTGTAGGTGAAACTGTTATAATAAATCTAGCAGATGGAGAAATTTTTAATAATATTCCTGTAAAAATTATAGCTACTACCGACACTACAATTAGTTATGATTTAGACGAACTTGACCATGAGTTTGAGCTAACAACTGGTAATGTTAAATATGCAGATGGTTTTATTTCTAAGATTAAATTTGACGCTACAACTACTGATGAAGAAGTAAGTCCCTCAGATTTATTCATCTTTGGTGAAGTTACAACTGACTCACAAGATTTAATTGTACTCAGTATTGAGCCAACAACAAATAAAGCCGCGAGACTTACCTTAATTGATTACGGCGTAACGCCAGATTATAATATCTTCACAGATTATTTAAATCTAACAGAGAATGTAGTATTTGAATCTCAAATCACATTACCTGCTAAGTTACAAATAGAAAGTTTTAAAGCAGACCAGATTCCATTTATAACTAAGATGGTAAGTGATGAATCTGTAATGGAGCGAATTGCGGCAGGTGTTTTTAAATATAATTTAAAGGTATCTTACTCAAACTCTTCTAGTCTACCTAAGAGTACTGCAGCTGTCCAAGTTCAGTACGATTATGCAGATGCAACCGATTCATTGAATCAGCGTATTGTGACTACAGAGTTCATGAAAGGTTCTGTAACAATTCCAGATGTAACTGAAGGTGAAAACTATAAGTTACGTATTCGATATGTTTCTACTGAAAATCGTGTAGGCACATGGTCAGCTTGGACTACAACAACAATTGTAGGTAAAACAAGTAAACCTTCTGATGTTACAAATTTCATTGCAACACCTGACGTTACTACAGGTAAGTTAGTTTTCACTTGGGATGCTAACTCTGAGGTTGATATCAAAGGTTATGAAATTCGGACTCAAGATGCGGAATGGGGTTCAAACTCTAACCAAGTTTTCTTAGGTTCAGCTACAACTTGTTTAGTGCTACCTGAAGAGTCTATGTCTACTCGGAACTTCTATATTAGAGCTTTTGATTATGGCGGTAACTATTCAGAAACTAGTGCTACAATTAGTTATACCTCCCCATTACCAACAGAAGCTACAAACTTGCGTTATAGTTTTGGTACAACCAGTAATACAAACTCTACAGTAACATTTAATTGGGATGCTGCAGTAGGTTCATTCTTTAATATTAAGGAATACGTAGTTACTGTTTCAAGACCCGAAGTTGCGGATGAGATTATTACAACAGCTAGTACAACCTTTACAACACGAGCCGATTGGTTAGGTAATGCTACATTATCTATTGTATCTAAGGATGTGTCTAATGGTTTAAGTAATCCAGCTATACTAACAGTACCTAAATATGCGCCAGCACCTTTAGTATCTTTATCTACAGAGGTTGTTGATAACAACGTTCTCTTACGTTGGGTCACACCTAATACAACAAGCTTGCCAATATCCCACGTAGATATTCGCCGTGGTGCAACTTGGGAGACTGCTGATAAGTCTATTGGTACTAAGAACGGTTCATTCACAACAGTGTTCGAACTTTCAGGTGGTCGTTATACTTATTGGATTGCTACAGTAGACACTGATAATAGATACTCAGAGCCTATTGCGGTTTCAGTGACTGTTGCTCAACCACCAGACTTCGTATTCAATGCTGAATATACTAGCGCCTTTACAGGTACTAAGGTAAATACAACTGAGGTTGTTAATACTTCTGGTCTTTTAATGCTGGTTGACACTACTGAAACATGGTCAGAGCATTTTACTTCAAACTCATGGGCTTCTCCACAGGCACAAATCACTGCTGGTTATTCATACTATGCATTACCTGCAGGTGGTACAGCCTCATATCAAGAAGTGTTTGATTATGGTCAAACTCTGGCAAGTAGTAGTATTACAATTAGTAGACTTGGAAATATTGTCTCAGGTTACCCTACTGTTTACTCTGAGATTGAAACAAGTTTAGACGGTTCTGCATGGACTAGTCCACAAGCTGTTGATGCTCTCTTTGCATTCAATTTTAGATATATCAGAGTTACAGTAAAAGCTGTAGCTAACAGTGACCAAGACTTGTTTACATTAACTCACTTAGTAGTACGTTTAGATAATAAACAGCTTGCTGACTCAGGTAGTGTAGATGCACTTAGCACTGATACTAATGGCACGATTGTTAACTTTAATAAGGAAGTTATTGACGTACAGAGTATTACATTAACTCCTGCTGGAACTACGCCAATCTCTGCAGTATACGACTTCAAAGATTCAGTTATGTCTGGCACCTATTCAGTTACATCTAATGTATGTACTGTTAACGTTACAGCTCATGGCTTAGAGACAGGACAGAAGGTTCGTTTAGCATTCTTAACTGGTACTGGTATTAGTGATGTGTACACAGTTACAAAAATCACAGCTGACCAATATACAGTTAGTATGACTGTAGCTAACACTTCTGGTAATTTATCATCATATGCTCAATCAATGCGAGTATATGCATTCAATTCAACAACTGGCACTAGGCAATCTGCTAAAGTTAGCTGGCAAATTAGAGGATATTAAAATATGGCTAATCATAATTTACCCACGCAAACTAGTGGGTATTTAGATTTCGTTACTCAGATGGATAGCCGCTTTGACGATTTGGCAAGGGGTCTTGACCCCGCCAAGTCTCCAGTAGGCGACCCAACAATTAGTAACCTTCCAGTTGATTCAATTGGCTGGAGTAGTGAAAATAAGAAGTGGCGTAAATGGAATGGTAGTACTTGGGTAGACCTAATCACGGATAATATTTATTCGATTAGTATCTCAGGTAATGCAGCTACTGTAACGAATGGTGTTTATACCACTGGCGCTCAGACTATTGCAGGTGTAAAAACTTTCAGTAGCACTATTAGCGGCTCTATCGATGGTAACGCAGCTACTGTAACAAACGGTGTTTATACCAGTGGTGCTCAAACTATTGCTGGCGTAAAAACCTTCAGTAGCACCATCGTTGGCTCTATTAACGGTAATGCAGCCACTGTTACAGGTGGCGTTTATACTTCTGGTGACCAAACTATTGCAGGGACTAAAACCTTCAGCAGTAAAATCACTGGCTCTATCAGTGGTAACTGCGATGGTAATGCCGCCACAGCTACTACTGCTGGTTCAGCTACTACTGCTACTACTGCCGCTGCAGCTACTACACTAGTAACAGCGAACTGGACAGTGACAGAAGTTGGTAATGTATTACAATTTAAATTCGGTGGCAATATTAAAATGACACTGGATTCAGACGGTAATATTAAGGCACTTGGCGATATCGAAGCATATAGCGAGACATTGTAATTTAAATAAAGGGAGTTAGTTATATGCACGAACAGATTGAGCATAGAGTTATAAAACTAGAATTGAAAGTAGAAGACCACGCTACGGAACTGAAAAAGCTTCAGGATATTTCCATAGACCTTCGCAGTTCATTATCTGGAATTGAAAAGACACTGAATCAAATAAAATATTTAGCTATTGGTGCGGTACTTGTGATTATTTCACAATCTGCAGGTATCACAACAGTGCTAAAACTATTGGTCGGTCTGTAATAACATCCCGCTTCGGCGGGATTATTTAAGGAAGAATATGTTACCATTATTAACAGGCATTATTAGTTCGCTTGTTTCAAACGGTCTAGGCAAGGTTGCAGATGCGGTTACAACCAAGGGTCTGGATTATGTAGAAGATAAGTTAGGCGTAAAATTAGAACCTGATATGTCTTCAGAAAAATTAGCGGCTATTAAAGAAGCAGCTATGAAGCATGAAGAATTCATGTTCGAACAAGAAGTGAAAGATAGAAACAGTGCTAGAGAGATGCAACAAGCTGCATTAGCTCAAGGTGATTCAGAAAGTAAAAATTTCGTGTATCGCTTTGCATGGTTCTGGTCCGTAGTATCAGCACTATATTTCTTCTGTGTAACTTTCTTAACTATGCCAGAAGGTTCAAGAGACTTTGCTAATATCATTTTAGGTTTCCTATTAGGTACAGCAATTGCTTCAATCTTTAACTTCTTCTACGGCTCTTCTAAGTCAAGCGCAGACAAAACACAAGCAATGATTAAAGGTATTAAATAATATGGAAAATCTCTCAGAACACTTCAGCTACAAAGAAGGCACTTATTCAGCTAAAGCGGTTGAACTAGGTGTAGACAATACACCTTCTACTGTACAATTAGCTAATATGAAAGTTGCAGCTGCGGGTATGGAACAAGTTCGTGACTTACTCGGTAAAGCAATTAGTGTACAATCATGGTTACGTTTGCCAAAAGTTAACGTAGCAGTTGGTGGCTCAGAAAAGTCAGCACATATGGATGGTTTCGCTATCGACTTTCGCTGTAACGGCTTTGGTTCACCATATGATATCTGTAAAGCTATCGCAGCATCTGGTATTAAATACGACCAGTTGATTCATGAATATAGTATGACACCTGATAAAGGTTGGGTACATATTTCATTTGACCCTGCCCTACGCAGACAGAATCTAACGATTATGCGTCCAGCTAATCCGCATAAGATGTATGTATCTGGTATCCTAACCGCTGCTGAATACGCAGCTTGGAAACCATAAAAGAAATCCCCGTAATACCAACTAAGGTACTACGGGGATTTTTTACGCCTATTGTAAATGAATTACGGCAGCTTTGCCAGAACCATCGTCAGGCTTGTAATGCAGACTTGCTAATGCATCACGATAACCTTCTTTGTAGCCAGCTTCAAATGAGCCTTTCATCCAATCAGATAAATATTCATTAAAGCCTATTGCAGCATCTGCCTTAGCCTTAGCCCACTGAAAGAAGCGTTCAGCTCGAAACTGAAAACCGTCTTCATTCTGCCAAAACCATTCTTCAAACTTCTCGGCAATCATGCACAGAACTCCTGCAATTGAGAAGCGGTCATAGCGCCACTAGAACGCTTGATAACTTGATTATCTTCCATGAGTAATACCGTAGGGACACCTCGAACTGCAAACTCTCTAGCGGCCTCCATATCTTCATCGATATCGATAGTTTTAATCTGAGCAACAGGTAAGGGTAAATCTTGCATTGTCATTGCCAGTGCTTTGCATGGACCGCACCATGATGCTTTAAATACGACTAAATGTTTCATATAAACTCCTTATTGACACGCTTCACATTCACCTTTGGCAGCTTGTACGCCAGCTTGGGTATAAATGTAATATAAAGCTAAAATGTTTTCATCTAAGAATGCTTCCTTGTGAACTTCAGCAATCCACGCAGGGTCTTCGTCAGCAGCAAAGAACAGGTTCAATGATTGCCATTGGTCAATGTACTTGCTACGAGCAGAAGCTAATCTTAACACAGCTTTCTGGTTAATTTCAAAAGCAGTCTTAAAAACTTCCTTTTCTTCTGGTGTTAACCAATCGACATGCTGGACAGAACCTTGTTTATCGGTAATCTCTTGCAAATGCTTCTTAGTGTAAACACCTTTCTTTTTCATCAAGTCTAAGAGGATAGGGTTAGTTCTATCAACTTCACCAGCTGCAGTCATTTGGTTGAAACTCATAGCAGGGTCTGGATTGATACCTTCAGAGATACCACCCATTAACAATGCTGTGGACTTTGTAGGTGCAATAGCAATACGGTGAGTATTACGGACACCATAACCTTTACACCATTCTGGTTCACCTAAGATTAAAGCCAAGTCTTGACTTGCGCGTAATGATTCTTTATCAATGTGTGCTTGAATCTCTTGACTTAACATGTGTGCATCGAACGATTCGAATGGTAGCATCTTACTCATGAACAGTGTATGAATACCACATAAACCTAAACCTAGTGCATGACTCTTTTCTGTGAATCGTACAGCCTTTTCTAGACCGCTGACACCTTTAGCTCGTTCAATGAATTCACTGGCAACACAGTCTAAGAACACTGTAGCCCAATAAACTGCTTCTGTATCCTTCCACTCAGGGTACTTAGCACCATTCATAGAAGATAAAACACAAGTGTATGTATGCTCATGGTCATTGAATAACATAATCTCAGAACAAAGCTGAGAGTTATTAATCAACATACCTAGCTCTTTGTACATTACTGGACGCTTGGCATTAGCTTTATCAATGAAGAAGAAGTAACCCTTACCAGTTACCATTTTAACTTTCATTGCAGCTTGGAAACGTTCAACAGCATCACGGTCATTTGCATTCAAACGGTCAATGAAAGTCTGGCGAATTGTCCAACCGATATTTAAATCGTCTGGTTCAGAAGAGATTAAGTTAACCACTTCGTGAAAATCACCATGCTCAATATCTAAGTAACAAGCCCATGCACCTCTACGAGCAGTACCTTGTGCAATATTACGCATAGCATTAACGTGTTCTTTAATGATAGGAATAACACCAGAAGCCTTACCACCTACACTAATAGAAGTACCACGAGGACGAATATGTGAGAAGTCACTAGCAGTGCCAAAACCGTATTTAGTTAACATAGCAACTTCATGTAAGTTACTGTAGAAACCATCTACTGAATCATCGACTACTGTACCAGAGCAAGATACAGGCATACCACGAGTAGTACCCATGTTAGCTAGTACTGGAGTTGATGGACTTAACCAGCCTTTCCAAAATAAGTTAAAGAACTCAGCTTCAGCTGTAGCTTGGAAATCAGCAGGTAAGTGTTTAGCTGCAGTCTTAGCAATGCGCTCAAACTGTCCACGAATGGATTTCCCGTTTGTTTCATACTCATACTTATCCTTAAACATTTGGTAACCAGCTGTGGTGTACCATTCAGGGACTAAGCCCTGAGCTTGTAGTTGTTTACGTTCTTCGCTTAACTTCTTATAAATATTATCTGTCATTTTATTCCTTATTCCATACGAACGCTGAACTATCCCAATTACGATGATATTGATTACCCATACCGCTAAAGAAGTCGTTGAAAGTATAATCGTTAATTCCTTTGTAGAACCACTCAGAAATTGGATTGTACTTTACATCATACTCTTTTTCTAAACCTAAAGCCTTTAGGCATTCATTCACACGGGACTGTACAAAGTTCTCTAACTGGTGAGCCGTAATGCCTTTGATATCACCCTTCTCAAACAGCATAGCAATAATTTGGCACTCGTGTTCATAAATCTTCTTAGCTACAAGTCGAATCTGAGAATCAAGAGCCATCATATGTGCCTCAAAGACTTCAGGGCTTACTGTCGCCTTGAATTGTTCTAGCTTATATTTGAATGCCCATGCACCACCTTGTGAATGCATATTCTCGTCACGTACTGAGAAGTTAATACCGCGAACAATATTCATTAGCTTATTCTTACCTTGAGATTGGTAATGCTTTAAGAAGGCAAATGAACTGTACAGAATAACACCTTCTACCATTGAGAACGCAGCTAATGAAATTAAGTCGTCTGGATGGTCGATAATCTCTCCGATATGTGCTACACGGCTCTTCAGTACTTCATTATCCAAATAAGACATATAGAACTCTGGAGTATCAATATGCAATAGTTGGTTAATCTTGTTATAGAACGGGGCATGGACTGCTAATTCAAACATCGAGAATACAGAAGCCATACGGTGAAATTCTGCACTGTCGAACATGTTCTTAAAGCGACCACCCCAATATTCAGAACCTGCGTGGGTTTCATAGATACTGAATAATTTAAGGGTGGTAATAACTGCATGCTTTTCAGCTTCAGTAAAGTTTACTAATACGTCCTGCACATCCTTCTCGACTTTAATTTCGTCAGGTAACCAGAATACTTTTAATTGTTGGTCTGCAAACTCAACAGGTTCTGGTCGTTCATTAATCGGTAGCAGGTGTTTTTCTAGCATTTTAATCCTCTTCTTTTACTACGTTGTAGCGGTCACGAGCTTCTAGTGAATCTTGCGCGTCTTGTGTTAGGTAACGACTGCGATACAAGTCTTCTAAAATCTTCGAGCCACTGGCTTTGTCAATTGCTTCTCTACTAGCGTAACCGCTATATAGCCAAGCTTCATCTAATCTCTCTTCTCCAACCCATCGACTGCACACTACCACTTCATTTAAGCGATTACGATGCTGTAAACCGTCTTGGCGTAGCACAGGTTTGTCGATATCCATACCCAACGAATGCAAGAACTTATTAAAAGCTACTGTATCATTCTCAAAGTCAGATGAGTAA